TTATTCAAATTTACCCCAAGTGCTTGTGCGTTTACCAGTGGTATCACATTCCCCAGATACAAGATAGCCAAATTGACCATTATCTCTAACTTGACGTAACCATACATATCCATCATGTTTAGAAAATGCATCATATTTTACTACATCACCAGGATTTAAAGTAGTAATTAAAGTGCTATCAGTTTTAGCACCCCAACGTAGATTAATGCTTTCAGATAGTGTAAATGTACCTTTTTCTTTGTACCAAACATCACCTAGATTGTCAGTCCAAGTATTATAAGTAACTGATTGTGGCTTTGGTTTGGGTGTATTTACAACTGATTCAGAATTTGCTGTAATATGACGCTCTGTATAGAATCCAGAGAAATCATAGGACATATCAACTTTAGCACCGTTAACTGTCCAACTAGAACTAAATTGCCATGTACCAACATTATTAACTCCTGGTTGAGACACACCATAGTTAGCCACCCATTTATTCTTGGCCAAGATTGCATCAGGATTTAATGTTCCATTCCAGAACCAAGATGCCATACTATAATAATCAACATTAGGATAGCCACAATCCTTTACATATTGTAAGAATGCATTTGTTTTAGCATTCAGATTTGGTGTAATTTCACTAGCTTCTAAATCAACCGCCATAACACTGTCTGTACCAACTCCCATACGTTTGGCAACTGTAACAAAGAAATCAGCTTCATTCTTAGCGTCTTGAATACTCGTATAACGTGCAAAATGATATGCATTAACTAATAATCCTGCTTTACGTGCATTAATGATTTGGTTTTGAGCTTTTGGATTGATATAAGCAGTTCCATCTGCACTACCTTCTGTCAATTTAACAATGACTGCTTTAACTCCTTGAGATGCTAAAGCTTTAAAGAAACCTAAATCTTCTGGTTGAAAACTGGCAACATCTGCAACTAAATTTACCATTTATTTGTCCTCCTTATGTCGTCCTTTATACTTCCCTGTAAATTTATCAAAATCAGCGGGATTATAATCATCTTGAGCTTTGGCCAAGTATCTTTTAGCCACACTATCAACGATACGACGTATCCATGCCACATTTATATGCATAGCTTGTAGATTTTCAAGAATAGAAACCAAATATTGATAACCCCAAGCAATAGTTATCAGTTGTGCAAAGTAGTTTAAATCAATTGAAATAAAAAAAGGATAGATTGATAGTACCAAGTACACTGTCAAAATGTGCTTGGCAATACCATACCATCCTTTTGTGCTATTAGTCATATCTGGTGTATGTTTAGCTTTTTGACCTTTAATGATACCGGTCAAAATGTCCGTTAATACTAGCCATACAAAAGCAACAATAATTGGGTTATCAATCATCTCTATTGTATGGCTATATAGTTGTTCATGAAATAAAATCTCTATCATCTCCTTTAATGTGTAAAATTACGCTATTATCGACGCTATCTCCGCCCATGAATATCCTAGTAATGTATTCACATATATTCACCTACTTTTTTAATTTATACGATTCATACATATCTGAAGTATCATACTCCTTTTCTGTGAATGTACTTCCTTTATTTTCTAATTTAGTTTCATTCTTCTGATATCTATACCTTTTATCTTCCTTTTTAAAAACCAATTTAACTTTTTCTCTGACTGTTGTTGTGAAATAAATAGTAATAATCATACTATCTGGTATTCTAAAGAATGTTTGTTTACATTTTTTATCAGCAATATATTTTCCCTTAAATTCTTCAAGTAAATCATATTTTACAAACGACATATTGGATATGTCATTGATAATATCAATGTACTCACTTTCTTTATCTCCTATATTAAAGTATTCAAGAGCTTTTATGTTGTCAGAAAAAGAATTTCTAATACCTGATTTTTTCGCTGATTCAATTTTCTTCTCAAATTTTCTTCTCCCTTTTGCAGTTGTTGGACATATTATATCCAATTTCTCTATCGTTTCACTTATAAATTTAGAATTAATGACTATTCCAATATTGGAATTGGGATCAATTCTATCAATCACAATATCTTCTTTTTTATTATTATATTGGAATACAAGCTTAATAGAAAACATTGGATTATTAGATAAATTTTTTATTACTATGATGGGTTCATCGGCATATGCTGTATGGTTTTTGTTAGAAAATATATCTTTAATTTCCGCAAGATTACGAAAGCTACTTTCTTGGATAATAATATATGGTCTTTTTTGACTAAACATTAATTCTTTTTCATTTTTTATCGTTTTATTAGTTTGCCACCATACTCCTACTACAGCAAAAATAGCTCCAAGAAATCCGCCCCAAAAACCTAACCAACCATCATCAGAACCATTACCTAACTTATCAAATATCCACCAGTTCATGCCAAAATTGATAATTATCATTATTAATAGCACAATGCATATACCTGTAAATATAATTTTAAACTTTTTCACTATTTTTACCCTCCAAAAATAAAATTAACTCAAAAATTATACTCTATTTTCAGAAGAAATTCTACCTCCCACCCACCGCTAAAAGTTTATTTGCCTTGTTTAATATCTTCAGCTAGTTTCTTAATTGTTGCATAGGTTAAGTCACCCATCTTTTTGTATCCAGAATCTGCTGGATGAGTATTATCAGCAACTTTTTTAATTGTCGTTGTGTTGTAATCATCAATTTGAACATCTTCATATTTGAAATCATTTATAGGATCAACAACTAACCAATATGGAATATAAGTATAATTATTATCCAAACAATACCTTGCCATTAACCTGTTCCAACGTTGACGTCTAGTTTTAACATCAATATTTGCATTATTCAATCTAGCAGGAGTGATTGTAGATCCCAAGGCTATTTTTATGTTTGCATCATACGCTTTAATGCTACTAATTATTTCATCATATGCTTTAAAATCTCCTGAAAAATTATTATCAATATCAGGTCTATTTAACGCTATATCATTTGTTCCTAAATTTATAATAACAATATCAACATTAGAAAAATTATTCGTATTCATATAATTAGAGAAATCAAATTTACCGTTATTAAGAAACGGATTATCATATGAATTATACTGAGTTTTAGTTGTATATATCTTGGCAGACCAACCACCACGCCCTTCATGTTTGGTGTTATCTCCACGAGTTCCTATAAATTCAATTGTAGTATTTTCATCTGAATTAGCTAACTCTCCAGTACGATTAGGATAGATATTATAATTTGTCAAACTATCTCCAATTATCAACACTTTGATATTTTGCCCTTTACCTGCATTGGTTGGAATTTCATTGATAAAAATTCTTGATTGTTTTCTGTACAGTTTTGGAGCATATCTCCAATAGCTTTCAGGTGCTGAGCCTAAAATTGCATTAAAATCTAAGGCTCTATTACCAGAATTAACCGGAATTTTCCAGCCACTGCCACTATTATTTCTAACAATAAGATTACCGAAATTATCATATAGAAAAACCTTAATTATGTCTGTATTTACTGCATATTCGATTAATGCATCATCATAAATTTGCACAGGTAAATTTTCTATTTTAGGCAAACTAACGCTAGGTGTCAATTTAAAATCTGCAAGAGAATTACCTAACTGTTTGTATGCTGTATCAAAAAGCCCATAAATATCATTTTCTATTTCCTTAGGAAGAGTATTTCCCTTAAAAAGTGATGGATATTGTTCATCTGAAAATGTATTCATTGACATACTAAATCTGATGTATTCAGCACTTTCTGTATTAAATATACCTGGATTACTATTATTTGTATAAATCTGTTTAATGAAAGATTTATCTGACGAATATAAATTAATGTATACAGATGAAATACCAACTACTTTAGAATTAGCATTTCCACTATCATATGCCACAAAAATATAATCTGAATTCTTTTTTACTGGAATATAATATGGAGTCCAACACCAATTACTTTGTGTTACCATCATATTTTTATCATTAAGCCATGCTCCTGTATTAACGTTCACATATAGTTTTCTCTGCCAAATTTTATTTTGTTGGTCTAATACATCCAACATTTGATTATGTAACGCTGAAACTGTTGCATCAGCGTTGCCTTGAGGAGTTTGATAGTTTCCACCGTCAACCCAATCATTATTTTGCCAAAAATACTTGTGGCCATTATCTACAGTTACCATTACTCCATCAGCACCATTAGGATAAGCTTTCTGTAATTCTGATAAGTTAGTAAACGCCTTAGTTGGTGTTGCTACCACACTTCCTATATTTTGTCCTAAAACTGCGTTCGACAACTTATCAGCAAGCTGTGCAATAGGTTCTCTTACGTCTTTACCATATTTTTTTGTGCGAATAGCGTTAGCCAATTCAGTAGGCGTATGGTTATCGCCAGTAAACGGTGTTCCGTCTCTATACTCAATTACCATCTAAGTACCTCTTTTCTAATTTTTGATAAAAAAATAAGCCTTATCAAAGACTTATCCACCGGCAACTATTCGTGCCATATCATTATTTCTAATCCACCATGTCGGCGGATATGCGTCTATGTCCTGTTCCATGCATGATTGACCTGGCGCCGGTTCATAAATCATACGTTTGTTATCTAAAGCAAGCGTAATATGGTAACTAGCACCATGATTACCATAGAACCCCATATCTCCAGCTTGAACTTCTGAGCGTGATATTTGGTGTCCGTAGCTCTCCATGTCAACGGTATAAGCCGGTATGTTAATCCCCAAGTCCTTATACACTTGAGAGACAAAACTAGAACAATCCATACCTGAATAAGGATTACCGCCTCTAGCTCCACCAGCACCGCCCCAAACGTAAGGGACACCTAAATATTTACGTGCTGTATCCTGTAGTTTCTTAGCTCCACCACTGACCTCCTTGTTAGGAACGTCTGTATAGCGTGGCGAACCTGATGGACTCCAACCATGAGTACCTGTTATTTGTGATAAAGCATTTGGTATATTAAAGAATGCCAGTAATTGGTCAAAACCTTTCCAAATGTCTTTATGACCATTTAAAGCATAATGATTAAATGTGCCAGGTTTAAACTGCAATAGTCCGGACGCTCTACCGTCTGATAGTCCGTCATCTCCACCTAGTGCTTTCTCATTTCCACTTGATTCAAGATTGATTTGGGCTTTGACTAAATTAACTCCACCATCATCAATATTGACATTCATCAATCGTGCCGCATGCTTGATAACTGGTCCCCAATCTCCGTTGACTGGTTCAGTAGGTCCACCTGCCACAGTTTGACCGGAACCTTGTCTGACCAAAGAATCACGTTGCATTTCTTGAATCTGCTTGAGTAAGGCGTCAATTCTACGCTGATCTTTAGCACTTTGAGTTTGTAATTCTCGAACTTTACCTTGCATTCTAAGTTCTTCTAACTGGTATTCGGTCAGAGTAGATTGAGTATTCTCGATTTTTAACGTGATGTTGTTAGGTGATGTTATATCAACTTCTTTTTCAACAACACGTAATAATTGAGATACTGCCAATTCGTTATTAACAAACTGATAACGGTGACCTGGATAATATGTTATAATGTCAGTTTCAAACGTCTCTATCTCCCAGTTATTAACAACAATAATCTGTCTAGCAAGCCATTCTTGACCCAAACGTCTAAGTTCATTAGGATCCTTAACTTGTTCCCACACTTGAGTCCCATATATGATCCCAAATGTTTTTTCGAGTTCATCACTTCTGACAAAACCATCTTCAAACCTGTAGTTATCCTTACCACTCCACAACATATATCGTTGCTTAGTTTCTGATTTATCATCAATTGTTGCTCCCAAAGGAATGAGTCTAGTAACAACTTTAGTAGGATCAACAGAAACACCAGCACTTTGCATGTTCACACCAATTTTTATCTCTGAATTAGGATGGTCAGCCTCCGTCATCTTTGAATAACCCATAACGATTACATAGCGTTTCTCATCAGGAACTGGTCTCACTTGGATAGTAAAATATCCACCCAATCTATCAATTAATTGTTCTTTGATGGTATCCCAACAATTCTTGTAATCAAATTCATACTTGTGTTTACCACCTACATCAGTCTCCAAGTTATTATCAATTGCACCCAAGTTGTTACCAAATGAGATTTTTTCAGCTTTATTATCTACACCTTTAGCAGTGTTATGAAATCCTGTAATTGCTGCTAGGAACTCCTTTATCGTCAAAGGTTTGTCAAATTCAGGCATACCAGGGAAAGCTATTGTGTCTAGTAAATATCCGATAACAGACTCAAACACTAATTCCTGAACAAATTCCCCGCTAGACGTCATCTTACGTGATACCTTAATCAAACGTCCACGAAAAACAAGCTCATTAGAATTTCCTAAGTTATAGACATTAACATGCGTTTTAAATGGTTCCCCACGATTGTACAATCCAGATTCCTTATTGACAGTAATGGTTAAATCTTCAATTGCATTGACCTTTAAATTTAAGGTTGCACTCTGAACGTAAACATTAGCTCTAGGGTCATAGACTAGCTGACTAGGTGCGTCGTAATCTCCTGTTTTAAAAGCTACGATTTGATAACGCAACCTAAATCATCTCCTCTCTAACTGCTGATAACTCAATGACTCCATTCCCATCAAACTCAATATCATGCTTACCTTTAGGAACGCTTATAAACTTAGATGATCCACTGTTTATGGTTATTCCACCATACGATACAGAACCTGACACAACTTTTAGCGTAACCTCAACCATGCGACTTCCAATGTTGTGATAATTAACAGTGGTTTTACCGTTAATCTGATATCTCTTATCCATAAAAATCCAGTGTGGGAAATAGACTTCATCCCACAAATCATCAAATTCATCATGATTTCTAATCGCAAATGGATAACAGTCAAACACTGCTGTTGCAGTCAAAGTTCCATATTTTTCATCATCTTCAACTTCGATAGACTTAACTTTGCCTTTCCAATGATAGATGGTGTCATGAGTATCATATAGTTCAGTAATCGTTTGTGGCATAAGTTGCCTTTTAATCTCCTGTTCAATACTTTTACGATCAACATAATTTCCGTTCTCACCAAAATACATTAATGTATACTTGATTCCTCTTTGTTTAAAAAAACGATCTCCGTTATACTCTGAGAAATCAAAATTACCTTGTCTAAAAGGTACATTTTCAATAACTTCTTGTTCTGCAGGTGTTGGAGCTTCTCTAGCAGTTAGAAACCAACCTTCTTTTCTACTATCAAAATTACCAAACACAATTCCTTCAAACGGTATTTGTTCAAATGGAATTGTCGGATCCATTAACATATCTCTAAAATCAAAACTGTCAGCCATTAATTCCACCTCGATTGTAATTGAACTCTATTACCTAATTGTTGGTTAGTACGGTCAATTGTGCCACCAACCAAAGTATCACCATCTAAGTAAATTGAACTTTCCTTATTAGCAATCTGCCTTAATAAAGCATTATTTTGTAGTTGTAAATTAGTATCTTGCAATTTCATTGATCCTTGATAGTTACCAGTAAATGTCCTTTGACCAATTGTGGCCAAACTATCTAGTCCGTTATAACTGATATTGGATGAAATATCCATTGCATCAGTTATCGCTCCAGCAATACTTTCAACAGTATCTTGAACTGTGCCAAATGTTGAATTCAAACCAGAATTTAAACCAGTCATAATAGCTTTACCAGCCGGAACTAAAAGTTTACGGTCATAACTGATAGGCCCCTTGTGTCTCTTAATCCAGCTTGCAATGCCACCTACAAAATTCTTAACTGCTCCCCAGGCAGCTTTTAAACCGTTAAGAAAAGAATTCATGATAGCTTGTCCATGAGAAGAAAGACTGAAATTAACTGCACCTTTAATGAAACCAGCTCCTGCATTAAACAGTCCTTTAATGACTCCCCAAACTGCTTTAATTGGAGCTGTAATCAGTTGCCAAGCTCCGATTGCTACTTCACGAATACCGTTCCAAATCTGACTTGTATCACCATTCAAAATTCCACCAAAAATATCAAAGATACCTTTAATGATGTTCCAAATTCCTTGAATAAATTGAACAATACCATTCCAAATAGAACTTGTGATTTGCATAATTCCATTCCAAGCACCTATTACACCACTTACCAACATTCCAATAGTAAATATGATCAATGAAATTCCAGCTTGCACCAATGGAATAATAATTTGTAGAACACTTGAAACCATTTGAATTACACCAGAAATTACACCAATTAAAACAATGAGTGATCCTACTAATATTCCGCCTATTATTTGCCCAACTAAACTTAGAATTGGTAGAATTTGTTGAATAATTGGAGCTAAAGCACTAAACGCACTAGAAATAGCACTTCCCAATTGTTGGAAAATAGGCTGTAGAGTTGCCCATGCTTGTTGGAAAGCAGCTACTAGACTATTCCATGCTTGTACAATTCCATCAATGGCAGGCTTAATAATTGGATAAAAAGCATTCCAAGCTTGAGTAGCAACTTTACATAAACTAGCCCATGCTTGTTTACCACTTTCAGTCTGTGTAAACCAATAAGTTAAAGCAGCACCAACGGCAATTATTGCTGTTGCAATAAGAACATAAGGATTTGCCTCAGCTACTGCATTCAATGCTGTTTGAGCTGCAGCAGCAATTTTACTATCCTGTGCCATAAATCTCAAAGCGCTACTAGCTGATTTAGAACCTTTTGCTATTCCAATTAAAGCCTTGCCCGTGTTAAATACATTCATGGCAGTTTTCCAAACGTTAGTAGCAGTGATAATCATATTGCTTAATATTCTAAAACCATAAAATCCACCTAAAATACCTACTGTCAATGGTCCTAACCAGTCTTTATTAGCTTTAACAAAATTAAAAAGGTATTGCAGTGACTTCAAACCTACCGTAACCATATTAGTTATATTAGGTCCAATAATTTTAAAGAAACCATTAATTGCATATTTAAGATTATCTAATTGTTGTGCAATTGATCCAAAACCAGCTTTACTAAAACCTGTATTAATTGCTTTAATCATTTCAGTTAAATTTTTTATTACTGAATTTTTAAGATTAATAAGTGAGGTTGCAATACCTGCGCTATTCTTTTTAGCTAAATCTGCAAAGCCATTAACTCCACCATTTAACTTAATGAACCTATCATTTAATTGATCAATGGTTATTTGGCCACTTTGTAACGCATTGTAAAGATCCATTTTTGCTGATTTGCCAGTAAATCCAAATGATTTAGCCACTTTATCTAAAGCACTAGGCATAGTTTCCATCAAAGTTCTCCAACTCATCATATCAACTTTACCCGTTGATAACATCTGGGTATATTGTATTAGCCCACGACTTGCATCACCAGCACTTGCACCACTGGCCAAAAATGCATTATTAAGTGCTAAAGCTGATTTAGCAGCTTTCTGAGAACTACCAACAAGAGGAGCTAACTGTTGAGCACTTGAAGTAATTTCATCTAATGAAGTTGGCAATCCATCAATACCGTTGCTTAGCAATTTAGTTGATTTAGAAACATCACTCATTGAATAACCTAGTGCATGCATAACAACAGGATACTTATTCAAAGTATCAAAACGACTAATCGCACCACCTAGAGAATTTGTAACAACACTCATAGCTTTAGACGCTACTCCAAAAGCAGCACTATTCTTTAAAATTCCAGACCCCATTGCACCAGAACTCTGCGTTGCTTGTTGCATACTAGCTTGTGCTTGTTTAAAGCCATTGGAAAAACCATTATCATAAACTGATAAAATTGCCTCAACACTATAACTTTCAGCCATTTAGTCTCCTCCTTTCTTCATCTGATTAAACTCTCTAATTCTCTGAGCAATAGTTTGTTTAATAGTATTATCTTGGGACGCTATGCTCCTTGGTTTATAGTCACGTTCAAATTGACTTCTGACATCATCAATAACTTTTTCAGTGTCAAAAAATGATTTGAATGTGGTAAACATAGGTGTAGGATTTTTAATTGATCCTTTAGTGGCTTGAACTGCTTGATTAAGAAATGCTTGTAAGTGTAATTCTTCAACACGCTTAACTTGCTGTAATTGATATGCTTCACTTTTTAAGTTGTACTCGCTTAAAGTCATTGCATAGAACTCTTTACGATTTTTAACACCTAAATATGCATAACTAAACAGTTCCATCTCCCAAAGTTGTTCATCAACAGTTAGGCTTGTGCTTTCTTGATTGCTTTTTCTACCTTGTTGAAAGGGACACGAGTCATAACTCCATGCTTAATAGCGTCTGTGAGTTTGTCAGCAAATTCATCTAATGCTTTGCCTTCTTCGTCTTCCACTGCTAAATCTTCAATATATTTATCAACTAGCTTTCGTGTTAGTTTCTCATTAGCACATAGTACGTAGTCAGCTAAAATAGCAAAATCATGAGACATAACACCTGGCATTGTCTTTTCAACAGCACTACCAATATTAACTTGGTTGTAAACTAGCCCTTGTTGTTCGTTCAAACGTCTGATAAAAGCTAAATCGAACTTCAATTCATATTCTTTGTTCTTGATCGTAATAAACATTATTTTTCACTCCCTAATTTTGGCATTTCTGTTGCTTGAGCAGCTTTCCCACTACCAGTAGTATCACCTTCAGTAACTGGTTTTAATCCCTTGAATACAAACTCAACCAATTCTTCCATACCACCAGGTAATTCAGTATAACCACGAGCTACTTTACTCTTTGGAGTTAGTGTAAATTCTCGTGTAGCAACATCATCAGCATCACTTGATTGTGAGTCTTCAGTGACTTCTACAATCATGTAGTAGGCATAGTATTTGTTTTCTTCATCTTTTTTATCCAAAAATACATGCCAGTATTCTAATTCTTCACGATTGAAAATTGAATCTTCCATAACTTTAATAATTGCACTATCACTATCATTTAAAGTAACTTTGGGTTCAACTGTTAAATTACCAATTGTTGCTACATCACCATCTTTTGTAGTTTTGGTATCAGTGTCTCTTTGTAAATCAAAATCTGCACCAGTTACTAAAGGCAATGGATAAGCGGTATGTGTTGCTTGAGCACTCTTCTTACGTACAAAATCTAAAATTCTTTTACCTTGAATTGCTTCTGCCATGTTCTTTTCCTCCTAAAACATTAATATATATGAAAAACAAGCGTTAAATTACACCGCTGAAAAACAGTGTTAGGAACACTTGTATCTGTCATCATTCTTTTTTCTTGTTCGTTATAAAATGCATGAAATTTAAAGTTTTTTGATACTAAAAAACCTTGGCACTGCTCCAATAAAGCATTACCAAGGTTTGAAACTTTAATCCTTTGTTCTTTTGTTCCCCAAATATCAACGGTCAATGAATATCGACCGCCCACACTGGTTTTAGTTTGTGATCCTATAAAATCAAGATTACCAACATGAATAAAAGGATAATTAACTGTTTCATCTTCTGGTGGTAAGTAATCAAACGTATCATCCGTTAATTCCATGCATTTACGATAAATTAAATCATATAATTCTTGTTCTGCATTCATTACTTCACCAAATTATTCAAATCATTCTTGAAATTAACTTTCGTTCTATCAAAAGCTGGTTTAATAGCAGGTTCTGCTTGCATAAATCTTGTCCCATATTCTGTAAATCCAATATGATCAGAATTAGTTGTCTGTTTAGCAGTCATGCCATTATCAACGATTTCAATATTAGTACTTTTCTGGTTATTACCCCTGGCATAGCCTTTAGTGTAAACACCGCCAGTTGGTTGCATGAAAGTTTTAGTCAAATCTGACATTTGAGCACCACTTTTCTTAACCACATTTTTTACAGCACTCATTTGTGCTTTCTTGTGCAAAGCAGCAGCTAACTCTTTATCTCCACGCCATGTTATACGACTACCCATGATATTCACCTACAATCATAGAATGACCTTTAAGAGCATTAGTTGCAGTTACTTGCCTGTACTTTTTACCCTCAATCTTGCAATAAGACCAATTTGTACCAACAGGAACCATTAAACGAATTACCTTTCGACTAGTATCAACATCTCCAAACAATTGGATACTTCTATTTGTACCTAAATCAGTTACATTTGCCATACGACTAGTAACTAATTCAGTTCCTGTAGAATAACCTTGTTCTGGTATATATCGTTTCTTACCTTCTGAAATAAAATCTACTAAAGTATCAAATCTCATGGCAATCCTCCTTACTAAAAGGATTGATAAACTTAGCATGAGGTTTAGCTTGTTCAGCGTTATTAATCTTCTTCCAGTCTTCAATGTCAGATAAGAAATCATCAAAGTCATCTGATTTAAATGTGATAGACTCTCCTTCTTGAGAGTAACTAGCCATACCTTCATTTTTTAGACGGTTATACCTACGCACACAGACTTCAAGCACAATATAATCTAGTTCTTGTGGAAATTCCTTTCCAGCATTCAAACCTAGCTTAAATCTCAAAGCTTTAGTCGTGTTTTTGATGATTAGGTTTAATAATCCATCCTGGTCCGTTGTGTTTAACTGGAGCATAGTTTTTAAATCTTGTAACTCAATTACACCATCCACTAGCTCCACCTCCTATTAAGCACCACCAGCTTCTGTAGCTGTTTGATTTGCTGGAATATCAGCAGACAATCCTACAAATAAACCGTCTTCCATTGACTTTCTAATAAAGATGTCGTGGTAAAGACGGTTTTGGTAGAGATATACATCACCTTGAGAGTGTTCTCCTGGTGCAAACATGAATACAGCGTTCTCCTTGACCACAGGAATTACTGCTTGCTTAACAACAAATAAATAATTAATATCAACTGCATTAGATTGTGGCTTAGCACCTTCAGCTAAGTTGTATGAAGTCTTTAAGCGGTCAGAATCTTGTACTTCAACAAGTTTAACCCCATCAATATCAGTTACTCGTGATTCTAATGATGTTTGGCCAACATTTTGGTTAGTGATGTTACGAGTAAATTCTGTTGAACGTTCTAATAAATCTAGAGTTGCAGAAGATACAAAACCAACAATATTAGCTGAACCATACTTACGTAATGGTAAGATTGCAGCTTTAAGCTTAGAGTACACGTTAGATGTTGTTAATTTAGTCTTGTCAGTATTTCCTTTCTTGTTAGCAGCTTGAGCCATTACTGCAAAACGGTAACTATCAACTTCAGGTTGAACTTCATCTTCAATAAATACACGAGAAACATTAGCCATAGATAATTCTTGGTTAGTTTCATCAACATCTTGACGGTCTACAGAAAATTCAATATCACGATCTTGTGTCATTGTGTAAACCGTCTTACTGTCTGTAATCTCACCAGAATTCCAGCCCTTGCCACGAGAATGTGGTTTAAATCCAGAAACAGTAATATCACGTAAAGTAAATGATTTACCACCATTCATAAATGAAACATCTGGTGTTCCTAAAACAGTAGTAACTAACCCTTGGTTGATTTTATGGTCAAGGGTTGCACCCATATTATCTTTTGTCACATAGTTAAATGTAGCCATAGTTTTCCCTCCTATTGTTTAAGTCCTAGTGCATTAGCAAAATCATCTTTAGCACTTTGTTTAGTTTGTCGTTTAGGTGTTTTACCAGTCAATAATTCAGAACGAACTTGGTTAGCAATTTGTTCTCCGAATGAAACTAAAGCATTAACATTAGCATAAGTCTTTTGATTATCAGAACTTACAACCATGTTTAAAACATCAGTAGAAACATCTAAGCCTTGTTCTTTTAGAACGTCACTTGTCTCACTTAAAGCTTTAGTACGAGCTAATTCAGCACGTAAACTTGCAAGTTCTTTATCCTTAGCATCTTGTTCTTTTTTAGCCTTATCTTCTTCAGATAACTTTTTAACCGTCTTTTTGCCTGATTTATATGCTTCAAGTTCAGCTTTGGTATTAGCTAGTTCCTCTTCCAAGTCGTGCTTATCACCAGTTAATTTTCCTAAACGTTTTTGAAGTTTTTCGACTGTTTTAGCAGCTTTATCTTCCTCGACTTTGCCGGCATTATCTTGGTTTTCTACTTCTTCATTAGTCTTTTCAACTTCTACATCTTGATTTTCGTTATCCATTACGAAAACTCCTTTCTTCTCGCAGTTAAAGCCTTGGGAGGCTACTCAGTTGTTCTTTAACGCCTGCAAACAGGAAAAAGGCAGAATACTAATCTAGTTCTTTCAATCTGTTAATATTGTCAATAGGTATTAGATTTACTTGACCGGATTCATTGGTGAATTTCAGAAATTTACCAATGTCAAAAGTTAGAAGATGTCTTTTGTCAATCTCAACTATTTCTGTAATAAATTCACCTTGTTCGTTATCAATTCCACACCAATAAACAAGTTCAAACATAATCCATACCTCCTAATTTTATGTATAAAAAAAGCACTCACAATTTTTATTGTGAATGCTTTAAAATATAATTCTTTTCCAATTTTCTGGTGATAATGTTGGTAATTTTTTACCTGTTTTGATAGCATTATTAATCTCTTCTATGTCTTGCTTGATATCTTCAACATTTGGATGGACCGGATCATTATGCCATATTCGACGATTTAGACTGCCCTTTCCAAATTTATTTTCGTATTCTTTATGCACAACGGTAAGTTCTTTAGTAAGTTTCATCAGTTCTACATCTTCATATATCATGGTAATCACCCTTTTAATAATATTCCTAAAATCAAATTCAAGTACTCTTCGTCATCTTCTATCCTGGCTCTATGTGCTTGACCATTATTATCGACATACTTTAATTGTCCCATCTTAACAGGTTCAAAAATTGATTCTAGTCCCATTGAGAGAACTTCTGTTGCATCATCATATACTTTACCAATGTAAGGTGAAATAAAATTATCTTTCAATGTAACTTCGCTTTCATCATAATCTGGAGCTTTTAGTATATCTCTTAACATTTCCGGCTGTTCACCTTTGGTTCTGTTCGCTACAAATTCTTTTGAAATTCTAAGTGTATCTTTATTATGTTCCTCTACAAAATGACCTATTTCGTGCCATGCTGTGGTTCTTCGTTTTCCAGTTGAATAGATTGAATTATATTTACCATTATGTAAATCTTCTCCAAATTTATTATATTGATCCATAGTTACGCCTTCACGTAATCTGTTACCTCTAACAAGCCACGTTGGTGTTTTGGTATCACCCTTTTGAGTAGCATACCATCTTACATAAAAGCCACGATCTTCAGTCTTACCAGCAAGCATATATTCATCATCAAGATATTTAGACCATTCTTTAGGATAATGGCTAAATGCTTGTTTTAAATCATTCTTTATTTGCCTATTTGAACCTTTAGCCCAACTTTTTTCTGGTATATCTTCCCCAACATCACGGTATTTAGAGAGTGCATTTGAAATATAACTCTTATCTCCAAGATTATCTCGAATATTGTACTCCTTGTTGAATGCATTTCCTAGTTCTATTATATCATCTACCTTAGCCGTCTTGATATTTAAACTATTAAATAATCTATTAAGTTTAGCTGCATTATTCTCTTGTACCTTTTTGACTCTTCCTGATTCTTCTGATTGTTCATTGTAGTTTGGTGTTTCATAAAGATTATTCTTTTTATCCACCCAATAAGCACCAACCGCACATCTGCAATTAGGATGAACAGGAATTGTGGGAACATCTTTAACCTTATAAATTCCCTTACCCCAGCCATTATCTTGATTACCTATCAAGGCACAATCATGACAAGCACTAGGTTCTTTATACCACTTGCAGAAATCATATCCATTACGTTTCAAACTATCCATTGTAATTTCAGTTTGAATTCGTGCAGCTTCTGTTCTAGCAATTCGTTGAGTTGCGTAGGTTACATTCTGAACATCTTTAGAAACTTGAGTTTTTAAACGTCTAGCCATTTCATCATAGCTTTGACCTGTTGTAATACCAGCCATGATAGTTTGACTAAGTTTAGCTTGTAATACGTCCATGTTGGTCCATATTCTTTGGCTAAAATTATTTGATTTAGTCTTGGCCAGAATTATATTACCAATAGCTAAAGTGTCTATATGAGCGTTATTTTCACCTAAAATACCGGCTTGACGTTTCTGCTCTTCGGTAGCGTCCTTGAATAATTTATCCCTTAATTCACTATCAACTTGCAAGCCAGCAGTAATCATATCTAAACCAATTCCAGCTTTTAGATACTCAAGCCTGTTAATTCTCATTGTCGCATTATATAACCTCAAACGATCATTAACTTCTTGAGACCAATCTGCTAGTTTAGGGCTTTTACCTTGCTTTCTCATTTTATCAGCTTGAGCAACTACTCTTTTAGCTTCAGCTTCAAATTGCTTAATGTCAGTTTGAGAAACTTTAGCTCGCATGTCAGCAATAGAAATTCCATTCTCATTGGCTAGTTTACTTAATTCTGAATCAATTCTTTTGTTAATGTCAGCTAACAAACTATCATACTGAGCTTGAATGACTTTGTTGTACTGTTCATCTGATGCTAAATTTTTATCAATATATGCCTTCTGTTGTTTCTCTCTGTTTAACCAATACTGTTCATTTTTCCTATTCTTCGGAATTTTCTTCGTCATTATCTACACCAGCTTTCAGATAATCAGGTAAAGCTTGATTCATAGCTTTCTTCATAGAATTAGATTGTTCATCTTCTTTACGTTCTAGTTCTGCTTGTGGATCGTCTATACCTGGAATCATTGCAAGTGCTGTTTGCTGACTTAATAGACTTGATGCTTGAACAGCAGTACTTACTGCATCAGCCATATTTTGAGGCATGTTTCTAGTGTAGGTAAACCTTAAGTCTAACCAACTATCCTTATTGATTGCTCTAACAATTTGGCCACCGTCTGCAGACTCAAAAAGAACCTTAAACATTCGTCTAAGGCTCTTAATAAATTTACGTTCTTGAAATGCTGCCATGTTCTGCATTGGCAACAGTTTAAATTGTAAAGCCACACCACTTGAATTCCCACTAAATGCACTATCCTGCAGATTAGGAATCATGCTAGTGTAGTAAATCAAATCAATTAGGCGGTTAATTAAATTCTCTTGCATCCCATCAGCGTCAGGCTTACCAATGAATTCTACTTTTGCATTAGTAGCGTCTGCGTCTGGACTATAAATAAAACGTTGATTACGGTCAATGTGTATTCTTCCGTTCTCATCTTCAAGATTTAACCCCAAAGCTAGTAGATAAGCATTGTCAAAATAATCAACCTGATCAGCTTTCTTACTCAAAGCTTTATCTAGTGCTTCAATCAAAGTTTTAACACCATCAAAAATTCCTTGACGTTCTTCATTACTGTAAAACTCAACTGCTGGGACTTCATGCCAGACATAATTAACTGGTTCTTCTAACTTATCATCTTTAAAGTCAACACTAAAGCCAGCATAATATATTGTACCTGTGACATGATTCAAATAATCTCTGCTGTAACGTACAAAAGCTAATGGTTCACTTTTAATTGTATCGTCATAAATCATAAACCCTTCATCTGGTTCAACGTGTGCTATTTTAGGTTTCGAATCTTCCCCTTGATAAGCTAATAGATAGGATCTTCCATAAATTCCAACCGCTTTAACTATCTCTGAATGTTCATCTGCAAATTCAGAATCATTCAACCAAGTTTGTAAACTGTCATTATCAGTTTCATCTTCTAATTGAACAGTTGGAGCATTACCACCAAAATATCCAGCATACTCATCTACTAACAAACGTGGCATTGGAACAACTAATTTATTATTTTCAGACCACGCTTTTAATGGTGCTCTTAAAATTGGATGATTGCTTACATACATATCGTAATTAGGTTCATACTTTCTACGATACAATTCGTCTTGATATTGAATAAAGCCATACAGATCTTCAACATTTAATGTTTCACCTTTTGGAAAAATAAAGGCATCACCTTTAACTACTTGGCCACGTCCTATTGTTATTTTATTTATGATAATAACCACCTCCTAAAATAATGTATTCTTCATAATTCTAGCTTTAGGTGTGCCCTGACCATTAATAGGTTCTAAAGCATACCTAATTGCATCAATAACGTGATTGTAACTATCCACCGGTTTATTGATGTATTCATTAGTTTTTCTATCTTTCTGGTAAGTATAATTGTCTAATTCTTCAATCAACTTAACGCACCTATCATCAACTACAATATGATATTGTTGCATGAATGAAATTCCTTGGATAACAGAATCAGGACCTTTTTTAGCAGGTCTAATTCTTAAAATACCATTGCGCTTTAATTCTGCTATTGATTTTTGTTCAGCTGCATCAGCAATAATGACTTCTTTAGAGTAACCAAGCTGTTTAATGATTTTGGCTATTTCATCATTCAGCAGTCCCTTCTTAGTGTATTCTTCAATACAGTAGATTATCTTAGCTTTTTCATCTACTTTTACATGAATAAAAGCTGACGGATCGTTAACGAATCCAAAGTCTAAGCCAAAATAACTAGGCAATCGTTTCAAGTCTTCAACATGTAATCGACGCTTATCATAAACAGGAAAAACCAACTTATCCAAGGTTGCAAACTCACCTAGAGTGTAAATCTTGTAATAAGCTGGATTGGTGTTTTTCAAGTTCTCAATCGTTTGGATGTTGTGTTCATCTAAAAAACGATTATCCTTATAAGTTGATTGATGAATTGCTGTTCTCTCATCATCACTACTAGCAGTTCTAGCAGGGTCAAACCACTTCTGATAAGTCCAATTAAGCTTAGATACTGGGTTAAACATACAATAGATTTGTCTGTATCTATGACGCTTATCACGTAAACGCAAAGTCAACTGCGTGAAATCATCTAAAGTAAACTCACTAGCTTCTTCCATAACCACATCAGACAAACCTGTGATAGATTTAATTCGTTCCGGGTCCTGCATACCTTTGAACAGAAATTGAGCTCCATTTGGTAGCGTGATTGTATGATTAGATTGATTAATCTTACACAAATCTAACAAACGCCAACGCTCTAAGCAGTTTTTAACGTCACTGAAAATCGAATCAGCAACAGTTCTATCAACCTTACGTAAAAATAAAATCTTACGTGGGTATTTCCATTGCTTTAGCGCTTTAAGAACTACCTTCTGAACAACACCGTATGACTTACCAGAACTAGCTCCACCGTACCAAACTTCTATAAATTTAGAATAATCTTCAAGACTATCGTAAATCTGCTTATTGAAAACTTTGCTAGGTTTAGGAAAATTGAGCTTAATCGTCTGCATCCCAATCACCTACCCCAACATTGATTTCTAGACCACCTGTGACTTCTTTCTTATCAGTCCAAGCACCATAACGTTTACCAATCAATTCCATAGCCCTGATTTGATCACTCGTTTTGGGTTCAATTTCCACAACTGTCCCTTTATTAGTTACTTGCTGTTCGACCGTTTCTCCACGAGCAATAGCAGCTAAACGCTCCATCACTTCTTGCATATCCATTGTTTTCTGTGATTTGATTTCAGCATTACGTTTTTCCAGCTCAACTTTAATGTTAGGTTTTGTTAGGTTTTCAGCACCTACAAAACGAGCAGTCTTCTTAGAATATCCTGCCTTAATTGCAGCTTGAGTAGCATTACCTGAAATAATGTACTCATCCACAAATCTCTGTTGTTTTTGCGTTAATTTTTGAGTAATACTACTCACCTCCTAATTAACTATTATATCTAATGATTCTTTGATATTCTGGATCTTTTTACCCAACTATTATATTTTGCGTTAAATTCCTTCACTTCTTTCTTAATTTTACTTTGTTCTACCTCCACTAATTTGCTATATGTTTTTATTATTAAAAACATTTCTTCATCTAATTCTAAAATAGCTTTTTCATCAAAAACATCATTATTATTTATTTTTTCGATAATTTTATTAGTCTTGTATTGAGCTAATGGATCATTTAATAAATCTTTTCGAATTCCTTTAAGTGTTGGGACTATTGCTTTTAAATAGTCTTTTTTGGAAACCAAATCTTTTTTATCATTGCTAATAAATTCTAGACATTCTACCAAGTTTTCAAATAAAGTCATTCTTTTTTCATGTTTTTGATTGAGTTTGTTAGTAAATTCTTTAAGTTCTTTACCAAGACTATCAGCATCTTGTTTCAAGATTCCATAATAATTAAAGAATAAAGCGACTACAACTGCCGCTACAGTACCAATTGCACTTACCCAGTCCGCTAAATTACCAAGATCATATGTTACTGTAATGTTTTTAACAGCTTCTAAAACTACCATTAAATTTCACCTCAATAAATATAATACAAAAGCCTAGCCATAAAGACTAGACTTCCTGAAGTGAAATTTAATTTAACAACTAAAGTATGCATTAGTAAGTTTTAACTCTCATAGTCTATAAAGCGACTAACCTAACTTACCTTTGCTACAATACCATAATATCATGGAAAGTCTTCACTTGGTCTACACTGTTTCTACACTCGCTCTACACTTTTTTATTCTAAAATAAATACATGCAATAAAAAAACGATATACTGAAAACATGCTACATCAGTATATCGTCTAGTTCCTAGCTTATCTCCTAGAAACTTTTTTAGTATATTTACTATAGTTTTTCTTTCTTTTTGAACGTCTCTTACTTCTAGGATTTCTTTTTGGAAAAATTTTATTAATATCGGAAGCTTTATTAAATCCTAATAATTGTGCATTCTTATCTTTAGTTAAATTATCAATTTTATCTTCTTGTCGTTTTATAAGATTTGATAAAGTTTTATTTAACTTAGTGTAGTCGTACTTAGGATTAACACTTTCCATCATACGTTTTATAACTACTAAAGTTAATGCTAATCTGTTGGTTTCTTTTTTATCAAAAAAATATAAAGATTTTTTATATTTATTTGGTATTTTAGGTTTAGTCGTCAATTTTATATTCACTAAATTTGAATTATGACAACATATATTTCTAATTAGATTCAAACATTCTAACCATGATAATAATTCTGTTTGATTAGTATTAAATTTAGTAGCAATTATTTTTTTGTTTTTTACTGACATTCGTCTATATAAAAATACTAATTCTCCTAATGTTAATACTTCCATTGCTAACCAGACCGTTGGATAAGATTTCGAATTTAAATTTTTTTGTTCTTTCAAATCAGGCATTCTACTTTTCTTGGCTTTTTTGGCTAACTTCTTTTTAAATTTATGCTCATCTTCTTTTACTTCATTCTTGTTAAATTTAGCTTTATCACACCAATTCTTAAAATCAAGATATCCAAAAGGTCCATACTTATTTCCAAGCAATTCCCCTATACAGTTATGTAAATATATTTCTATATCTTCTATAGCATGTAAGGTATTCATTCTAAGTTGCTTGTCACAATAATATCGTTCTAATAAGTTTTCAAATGAAATTTTTTCGTTTTTTTCAAGAACATAATATTGCGCAATTTCTTTCAGTTTATAATAACCTATTCTTTTAACTGTTTTTATGTCTCTACGTACATCCTTTTCTACTATACTCACACCATTTTCTTCTAATTTTAAAAGTAAATTTTCTGGGCTTAATGGTTGAATGTTTTCATTATCAGTCAATAAAATCACCTACAAAAAAACCTTCCGTCTACAGAACGTATCTGCCACCTTAATGTGGAACGGAAGGGATTGATCTCTATATATGTATTATAAGATATTATTCTTATATGCGTCAATATGGTTACATTTTCATTAAAATACAATATATTGTATTTTAATAATTAAATTTACTACTGTATTAATAACCTATATGTACATATACACTACATATAGTAGTATAAATTAATAAAAAAAATTTTTACTCAACATATACATGCAAATCAGGACAATTAACTTTCATCTCTAAACCATCTGCGAATTCATTCAATGCTTTTTTCCTAATTTGATAATATCTTGTATTCTCAAAATGTAATTTTATCATTGCCTCAACTGCTGATATTTTTCCTAGTGTATTATCTAGTACTACTTTCAACTCTACTGATCCTTTATCATATGTATCTGCAACTCCATCAACTATTGACTTAGCATACAGATATTTCACTAGTTTTTCTTCATTGCTGTTTCCTATACTTCCACCAGGCATACCACTTAAACTTGGACTTTGTATAAACTCTGGACTTGCCTGTTGATATATCTTGTATAGTCTTGGATAGTAACGTTTGTCAGTTAGAAACCTTGCCACGTTATCAGCTGTTTTATCATAGTCAATGTTTTTCATTCCGGGTATCATTAATTCTTCCAAGCTAAGCACTCTCCCTGTGGTATAATTATTTTAGTTGATTTAAGTAGCACGTTTCCAAGGGAGCGTGCTTTTTATTAGTTATAGCTTCTAACCATATCGACCAATTGCTGTTCTCTACCTTTCCATTGACGCTTGGTTTTTCGATAATCAAAATGACCTGGATATTTATGATTTGGTTTTGTTTCTTCTAGTCCTAATTCACGTTTTCTAACTATCCAAGTTAAATTTGTATTCACATCTAGAATTGATGCTGTATTCTCGTAAACTCTGATAACCTCTACTTCTTTATGATTATTTCCAAAAATATCCTTAACATTAAAATATACTTTTCCCATAGTGTTCTCCTAAAAATTATCATCATGAATGTTAGCTATCACTGAAACCTTAACTTGTGTTTCAGCTGCATCATGATTTTTAGCTCGTACAATCATGTTATGCAATTTATTGTTAATAAAATATTCAACTAAATATAATTTCATCCAATCAATCCCTTCTCATATTTATAGCTAGCTAAAGCCTTGCTATGCTCTCAACACATACGACCATCTCAAATCATGTGGATGCAAGGCGGTGTTACAGTTGCTACGAAGATATAATGCACGGAGGTTTAGCTCCTCTCAAAATTTATTTGCAACTGTAACGGTGTATTTAAAAGAAAGTCTAGTTTCGGTAGTAAATCCGCTAAGTTGCTACGTATGAAACAATGTGTATTTAAAGGGAGTGAATTCACCTACCTTTTCTAAAATTTTTATTTGTAGCTTCCTTGCATCTTTACCACCTATGACTCAGCATCCTGCGACAGATACTAAGCCTGATTCAATTCTTAAAATCGTTGCAAATCAATCTAACTCGATTCTGCTTACATGCTTCATAACTATACTTAGGATCTTTCCAACTTCTCTAAAATCTTCAAACTTGAGATAATCATAGTCTTCGATTACCCAGTTATTTTCATAGTATCTTTCAATAGATATAGTTTGTTGTTTGTAGTAAATTCTCACTACATCTAAAATTGTTTCATCAAACAATTTATCGTCATCATAACGGTCTTTACGATCAATAGCATCAATTCTCAGATCTCGACCGTAATCATCTGGGTATTTTCTGTTTAATTCTGTATACATATTTATAAAGTTCTCATTCATACCATATACCTCATTTCAGACTATCTTTAACCTACACGATAATGTTTATAAAAATCTATATTCTTCAAATGCTTAGCCACAATACTGATAACTTTACCAATCACTTCTAAATTCTCGGCATCAATCCACAAACTTTCACGAATATCAAATGTGCTATAGTCTGAATAGTCTGAAATATCAATCTGTGTTCCATCACCTTTGTATTGAATTTCGATATAATATAAAATTCTTTCTGAAAAAGCTGATTCTTCAGAAAATACAAATTCTTCTTGATCTTTAATAATCAAATTCAACCCATTTTCACCATCTCCCCAGTTGTCTGGAAATTCACGTTTCAATTCTGCTACCATATTCTCAATATTTTCATTCATCACATATACCTCATTTCAGACCATTCTTACACTGCGAAACCTAATTGTTATCAACCAACTTAATTGCATCTTCAACACTTCTGCACACTCCATATAACACAGGTTTATCTTCAATAAATTTCTGGAACTTAATCTGATCTTCTCTAAGCTTTCCAGTTTCATTTTTAACTTCTATCAGAATCATCTTTCCATCACTGTGCCTAAATCCTGTGATATCTGGCCAACCTTTAGGTGCTAATTTAATCACTGTTCCAAATTTTGTCTGAACCGTCCCAGCGTTACTTCTAAACACTGTGCATCCATGTCTAGCTACAGCGACCATAATGTCATTTTGAATTTTTTGTTCTAAAGTCAATCGTAAAATCCTTTCTCAAGGTTTACACTAAGTTTACACATAGGTTTACAGTACAAACATTGATATATCAACATTTATAAGCAGGTTTACACTAAATTTAAACTTTTTACAATTCCACCGTTATTTTTTCTCTTTGTCTCTTCTTTTATATAAAATATATATACTTTATATATAAATTAGTGTAGTAGTGTAAACTTATATATATAAAGCCTTGTATATCAACATTTTAAGGTTTACACTAAGTAGATTTTTAGTGTAAACCTAGTGACAACTAGTCTAAACCTTTTTGTATCCTCTCTTAGATATTCCATTTATTTTTTTATGAGCTGGCTCCCATTCTCTATGATTATCCATAATGTACTTAATCTTTTTGGCCAACTTTCGATTCTTGATTAAGTTCTCTTCTCCAAGCTCCTTAGCTATTTGAGATGATGTTATGAAAGTCCCTGGCCACCCTGCTAATACTTCTTCTATTTGAGTTTCAGCTTCATCAATGTACATGAACGACTTCCTATTTTCTTCAAGCAGTTCATTTTCTTCGTCTGATAACATAAAATTAAAACCTTCCTTGTAGTAGTGGACACATTCACCCCAGAATTGCTTGATTATCTCTGGTGTTAAATCTGTAATAGGACTTTTAATCTGTCTGCGTTTGTTAGCCATATTTGGCATGAATCTACGCTCCCCAGTTTTGTCCTTTAAATACGTTGATTCATTTGTTGTTCTCGCAATGACAAAATTCTTAGGACGTCTAACTGCACTTCTACCATAAGGCGGTCTGTATTCCAATTCTTCAGATGAAATGAACTTTTTCAAAGTTTCAAAATCTGAATTATTAGTAGCTGTCATTTCATCATCATTGACAATTAAGGCTCTTTGCATGTTCATATAGCTGTCCTTGTCCTTAAAGTCTGTGAACTGGTCTGTATACCAACCATTTGAAATCTTCTTTAAAAAAGTGGTCTTACCTACACCTTGGCCACCAACTAGATCCAACACATAATCAAACTTAGAGTTAGGATTAAAAACCTTTGCTACTGCTCCAATAAAAAATATTTTAGTCTGCAATGTTGTTACTTCACTGATTTCAACCCCTAAAAATTCTGGTAACAATAACGCTACACGTTGTTCTCCGTCCCATTCTTTTTCAGCTTCTTCTAAGTACTTTTTAACCGGGTTGTATGAGTTACTTTGAGCGTCGTTACTAACTGCCATCTGCAGTAGTCTTTCAGTAAACAAAACTCCATACTTATCTTCAATATATCTAAGAATACTTGAGATATAGTTATCCTCAACATATCCACATTTTATGTGTAGTTGTGGAATACTTTTTATAACTTCATCAGCAAACGAAAATTCGTTATATGCAAATGTTCCTTTAAGAATCTCATCTTGTTCTAAAATCAATCCTATATTACGCAAAGAGTTAGCTTTGATAGTTCCACTTTGCGTCATTGTGAATGGAATTGGCATTTTTACAACGTTTGTTGACTCTTGGTTCTCTGCTTTTTTGATTGCATCATCAACACTCATCTTTATCCGCCTCCATTCTTAATTTCTCTATTTAAGATTGATTCAAACGTCCTATCTAGCTCCTTTTGTGGTAAAGGATCATTTGAATTTTCATTTGCTATATTTACTAACTTGTAAGCTAATCGTGGTTTAACTGATCTAAAAAATAATGCTCCACATAAAGCAGCCAAAGCTTTATTTCTTTGACCCTGATCACCTAGACCACTTGCTATTGTTTCTAATACATCTGTAGTTGAATTACGTTCTCTAGTTAAATTTAAATCTTCGCTAACTCTATTAGGATGACCCTTAGTAGCTCTCGACTGATTGATTGTTCTAATCAAATCTAGTGGAGCTTTGACAATTGGATTTTTATTTTCCCAAGAATATCCTTCACTAGGTGCAACTACTACATAATTATTAGGATGTGCTTTAATATCAATTCCAGGTTGCCAACCTATCATCTGATGTAGTCTCATCTCGTCTCTTTTAAGATAAAATAACTGCTTACCGCCATGTTTAGTGGTTTGAGATAGTGTTTCTGGAAACCAATCTTTAGGCAGTTGGTCAAACGAATTAAAACCATCTGCTCCATTCTCGTGTCTATCAATATCCACTACAAAGAATTTATCAGTTTTTAAAGCTATACTTGCAGTTGGATATTTTCTCCACAATTTCTTGATTTCATCTGCTGTTAAAGCTGGTCTATCAGCAAATTTAATCAATGGCTTCTTATTTAAAAGTGGTAGCACACTCATTCCTTTAGCTTGATATGCCAGTGCTACATTTACTAAATTCTTCATAGTAAATCCTTTCTAACGGGCATCTCACCCATTCGGTAGTCTAGAGTTACTGCTCTAATTAGCATTTAGAATGGAACGTCGTCATCATCAACAATGATTTCATCTGGTTCTTCTGCTTCATCAAAATCATAATTACGATATGGATATTGTGGGTTTTTCTTGTTTTCGCTAACTGTTAAATGCATTAAAACAGTTCTACCTTCAGCTAAAGCCAATGCATTAGCTAAAGTTTCAATATCTTCCCAATCTTCATCTTGAAGTTCAATTCCTGAATTAGATGCTAATTTAGCAATCAACTTAATGTTTCTTCCAAGCATTGGATTAGGATTACCTTTAGCAGTAGTTTCGTCTAAACTCAAATTAACAAATTCTTTTTGGCCAGCATGTTCACCATCTAAAACTTGAACTCTGATTGACAATTGTTCAGAACCCCATGGAGTATCTTGGTTCTTGATATTATCAATCATTACTACATAATCTCCTGAAGGTAGTCCTTCAAAACCATTTACATTACCTTTCTTTGTGTCAAATCCTTCTAAAGCCTTTGCTGCTGCGTCTCTTAATCCCATTATTCTTTACCTTCCTTTACTTCTTTTTCTGTTTCAATTTTGTCTACAATTTTCTTTTGTTCTTTAATTGGAGTTTTAACAGGTTTGTCAAATACTCCTACAACGTTATCTAGGATTCTTAAAATATCCTTGTCATCAATTTCTTCACGTACGTAATGTGTACGTCTGTCAGTAACTCGTCTGATGTAGTTCTTTCCTCTGCGTTTAGTCTGGATAACTAAATCACAATTACCATTAACAATGTTGTAGTACTTAGTTTTAAGACTAGGTACTTCAACATCACTGTCTCCTTCTTTTGCAACTCTTGAGATATAAACAACATTCATAGGTAGTGATTTTAGTTCTACTACAAAGCTTTGTAGTACACTGTTAAACGCTGAGTAACCTTTACCATATGGAATGTCAGCTAAACTTTGAACGTCATTCTCGTAACAAATAGCTTGTTCAATCATGACTGTTAAATCATCAATAACATCAATTACAATTGTTTTATAACCAGGATTTCTAGTTTTTAGTTCCAAGATAATCTCGTCTAATTGATCAATTACAGAACGTTTTAGTTTTCCTTGAGCATCTCTAACATTTGATAATTGAATGTCTTGAGCTGGAATCATTTCTGAATTTCCATCTGTATTTAAAAATAGTGGTACTGGAAATCTCTCAGCCAGATAAGATTTACCTGACATGGTATCCCCGAAAATGAAGAAGTTTCTAGGAATTCTTCTAACCTTTTTCTGTCTATTAAGTGGTGGTAAAATCGACACTTTAATCATTCCTTTCATCTGATAAAGCCACGTTGCTTAGCGTAAAAGTAAGCCCACCCTGGTTTATAGCCCTTCAAATCTGCGTAAGCCTTAACTTCAGCATAATTCTTTAGTTCTGAAGGTGTTTTATCAGCTACATTATTAGCGACTTTATCATTTATAATCTTTTTAAATATTTCTTTCCTGCGTGCTACAACCTTTTTCAATTCTGCTTTATCGACAACTTCAATTTCTCTTTCTTCAACTAAGTCAGCCCCACAAAACGGACATGTATTACCATTTCTGTAGAATGCTGCAAAACAACTAGGACACGTTGATACTGGTTGAATCTTAGGTCTCTTACTTTCTTTTTGTTTCTTAGTTCCTTCCAAACTCCAATATCTATCTTGAGTAGGTAAACCAAACCTTTGAACATTTCCAACTTGATCAATGATAATAGCTGTTTTACCAGCTCTAGGATTCATTGACCGCATTGCAAATTGCAGATACAAGGATAATGATTTAGTAGGTCTCAGCATGATTACACAGTCAACGTTTGGCAAATCTAATCCTTCAGTAAATAGTTCAGCATTCGTAACTATCCTTACCTTTCCGGCTCGATAGTCTTTGATGATCTGATCTCTTTCTGCTTTTGGAGTAGTACCAGATACTGCTTTGGCCAAGATACCTTGTTGACAGAACTGCTTAGCTAATCTCTCAGCTGATTCAACATTGTAGGTATAAGCTATTGCCTGCTTACCTTTGGCCAACTTAAGATACTGGTCAACTGTTCGACCATAAATCTTAGGTTTAAAGGCATCTTTAATTGATTGTTCATCATAATCACCAGTACGCTTAGTTTTTAGTTTTGAAGTATCTAAAGCAACTGGTGCATAGTAGTCCACTGGAGCTAGAAACTTGTTATCAATTAACCATGAGATAGGTTTACCAATGATTAAGTCATCTGCTACATCTTCAAACCCTTCTCCATTTAGTCTTACTGGTGTAGCTGTAAAAAGTAACTTTAAAGCGTCTGGGAACGTTTCAAGTATTCTACGATAACTTCTAGCTAGAACGTGATGAGCCTCGTCTACGAAAATGATAGTAGGCTCTGAAAGTTTATCTACACGTCTAGTAAACGTTTGAACCATACCTATTTGGGTTAAAGCCATATCAACTTCATTAGCCTTGAAAGTTTTGATAACCTGGTCTACAATCTCTTTTCTGTGAACCACGAACATCACTCGATTACCTTTTTTAGTAGCACGTCTAGCAATCTCGGACATAATCACAGTTTTACCTGTTCTAGGTGGTGACTGAACGATTATGGAGTGATGTCCTTTTTTGACGGAATCATATATGTTGTTAATTGATTCCAATTGATAATCTCTCAACTTGAACATTACTTAATCACTGTTCCTCTGTTTGGCTTAAGATAAGCACCAGGGACTTCTTGGCCATCTTTTAAAACCTTATATAGCTCTTTTTTATCAGCAGTAATCTCTGTTTTAGTTTGTTTAAATTCTTCTGGTAAATCATCTAGACTATCTACAATCACTGATGCTTTATAATTTCTAGGCTTTAAAATGTGGTTTTCAGTTTGCAACTCTTTGATACCAGCATCATCTAATGCTCGTGTCATGTAGTCTTGTAAAGATAGATTTAAGTTGTTGAGTGATGTTTGTTTTGCTCTTAGATCCTTGAGTTTTTCAGATAACCAATCTAGTTGCATTTTGTTTTTCTCAATCCAGTAAGCAATATTATCTAATTTAATTTCTCTAGCATCATTTATTGAATCTAAAGTATCAGCTAACACTTCTGAATCTAAGTCTTCACGTTCTTCTAGGTCTCTATACGTTTGATTCAATTCAAATAAGTTCATTACTTGGTTCCTCCTATTGGTTTTAATAGTTCTTCTAGTACATCTCTGTCATTAGGTTCTAAATCGAAATAATTAAGTTGATAGAAAGCTCTTATTACTAGAAATTTCTCAACATCACTATCTAATGTTTTCGTGAAATTGAATAATGTGTTAAGATTAATGTTGTTAATATTTTTTTGTTCAGTGGTTGCCACCACTGAATTTTTTTGTTCTGCCACAATCTCACCTCCTTTAAATCATCATTTCTTCAATGATCCAGACCTTACCACTGCCACATACTGGACAACGTTTAACGTCATCTACATCTTGCATTCCATAAACCTCAAAGACTAACTCACATTCATCACACTGCCAACGTCCACCAATGTCATACTCTAAACTTGGTTCATCTTCCATTGTGTTTGCCTCCTTAATCAAAGAATTCTCCTTTTTTAATTTCTATAACAATTCCGTGTAATGCGTATCCAGCAAGTACGGATAGCCCAATCAAAGTAAAATAAGCTACATTCGTCAATTCAATCATCTTAATCATCCTTTCTTTTCCATAATCTGTATAAGTCAACACTTCCTGCATACGCTATGCATAACAGGATCCCATAAATACACCACATATCTATTTCCTCCATGTAAAAATATCCTTGAGCCAACTAACCAAAACAAAAATTATTGCATAAGCTATACACGCTACAATCACTGCTAAAACTGGTTCCATTAGGTCACCTCTAATTTCTTTGTTTAGATTTCCATATTAAAAATTGTTGAAAATATTCTTCTATTATCCAAATTTCATGCGTTGTTACTTCGACATACCCTTCCGAAAATCTAGATACTTTAAACTCTTTCATTCTGGCTTGATAAACCGAAGGCGAATATTTGTACTTTTTTACAAAATCTTTCTTCCGCAACATGTTATAGTATTCCATATCGCTCACCTACCTTATTTACCTTAATAAGCCTTCATCTTTTCTAACGTTGATTCACTTGGTTCCCAATTAACTAATGCTTCTGCAATAGCTGTAAAATGCTTTTGTTTGATCAATGTTCTTGCAGGAACTCCCGCAGCTTTTAAAATTGCATTATTTAAATCCCATCTCAACAAAGCAACTTGGTTTTTGTTGTAAATTTGATGCTGACTAAGATATCGATCTAGCTTTTGACCAATCTTCCTAGATAACACTTGATAATCTTTAGATGATATTGGTGTGTTATCTTGAACATCTTTTGTTTCTTGCTTAGCCATTGCTAACTTAACTTGATGTTCTTCTTGCTCTTCAATCCAACGCTTAGCACGCTGGACTGGATCAGTAATCATATATGAATCTTGCTTTTGGATGACGTATCTCATATTGAAATAGTTATCCACCAACTCGTCATAGATTTCCCAAGCCTTGTCATCTTCAAGAATTTTGAGTAATTTAGCGTATCCTCGTTCTGAAAGGAGGTAAATGTTGTTAGCATTACCCCATTGTGCTTTGGTAAACCCATATTCTGAAAACACATCACTGTGTGTGATTTGTTTTAGATCAAGAATATCTATCCCAGTTTTAAAACGTTTGATATTTCTATTAATCGTTTGATTTACGGTTCTCGTTTCTAAGTTATGAATAACCGCAATATCTCTAACTAACATTGCTTTTTTATTCTCACCAAAACCACCTTCGATTCCAGTAAATTTAAAGTTTCCGACTTTTTCAGTCCCCAAAATTTTAAGCTCGTGCATTGTGTTCAGTCCTTTATTTAACTATAAAACTTTATAACATTTTGATTTTTTAGATTTTTTATAAAGTTTTATAGTATTTAGTTGTAAAAAAAATATCGTAAACTTCACTTAACGATATTTCAAAAAAATCAGCCATCTTTAACATATTCTTCGTGCTTGGTTTAGTGTATCCTTTTTCCCATGAAGAGACTGTATTCTGAGATACACCTAATTTCTCTCCCAATTCTTGTTGAGATACATCTTTTTTTGCTCTTAGAACTTTAAGAGTGTTCACTTTAATCATCTCTCTTTCTATTTATCTTTTTTCTTCAATTCATCTAACTCTTTTTTTAGTTGTTCTTGTTCTTTTTTTAATTTCTTGATTTTGTTATCAAGATAAAAATCAATCATTTTGCTAACAATTACAACTACTAAGATTACATATAATAATGCTGTATTCATAATCGTTATTATGTTATGATGAGGGTGCCACAAATTAAGGAGCAAGCCCCTTTCATTGTGGTTTAATCAGAACTTTAATGTTTTCGTCTATATATTAGTTCTGATTTTGTTTTTTTATTTTCTAGTCTTAGTTTTTCGACTTCCAGATATTTCTTATATAGATTTAAGAATATATCTGTTATGAAGTAGATAGCTAAGGCTATTTTTATTACCTCATTCATAACTTTCTCCTTCTTTAGTATTTGTAAAGCCCTTATCAACCTTACATGTATATATTATCAAGTTTTATTGTATTTGTAAATAGTTTTACCATACTTTTTTATAAAAAATACAAATTTACTTTAGTGCTATTTAATTTTTACCAAGTAAACATTATAATTATTGGTAGAAATATAACAGGAGTTGATTATTATGATAGGTCAAACAATTAGAGATTTGCGTAAACAAAGAAAAATGTCTCAAACTGAATTAGCCAAAATTTTGCACGTTTCTCAACAAACTGTTACAGCGTGGGAAACTGGCAAAGCTGAGCCTTCTAGTTCTGCTATATCTAGTTTAGCCGACTACTTCAATGTAACCACCGACTACTTGCTCGGACGTCCTGAGAAAAAAGATGATAATGCTAAAACAGCTGATATTGAAGATTTAGATAAGATGATAGATAACGCTCGTTCTTTTGGTGGTAAGAAAATGACCGAAAATGATAGAGAAATTATTAAGGCTTATTTAAAAGGCTTTTACGATAACAAAAATCAAGGGAAGTAATTATTATGTTGTTTAACCATAGAATAGATGCTTTTTTGAGAGAGAATGAGATTACAGTAGCTATTTTAGATGGGCTAGACAATGAGGGATTTTACATACCAGAAAAAAGGACTATCATTCTAAAATCTGAATTGAGCAAAAATGAACAAATTAAAGTCCTATTGCATGAGTTAGGACACATATTTAATGATGATAAAGTTATTGGTTCTTACAATGACTACCTTGTTCCACGTTCTAAAATGGAATCTAAAGCTAATGATTTCATGCTAAGAGAATTACTAGAAAACTACATATTAAGAACAAATACTGAACCTACTGATATTAATTGCGTATCATTTTTAGAAAGCGAAAGATTGCCAATGTCATTTGAAGATAGTGTACGTCGAATTATTATGGGTGGGTTGAGTGTTTAGAGACTTTAATACTTTTAACAGTGTTTTAGATTGAGATATATGACCAATGATTTGATGTCGTTAAAAGCTAATCCGAAAAATAAAAATCAGGGAGAAATTTTATATGAGAAAAATTATTAAGTATACTGCATTAATGACTCTAGGATTGACTATAGCCCCTGCTTATTCTTCTTTAAGCGAGAATTATACTATTTTAGCCAGTTCTATCAGCAAGAAAAAGTTGAAAAAAGTTAACAAAGAAATGAAAGCTTATTTACAAGAAGATCAAGGTTTTGCTGAAGGAACTTTAGATGAAAATGGAAACCCAACAGATAACGGTACTCCAAATCCAGAATTTGATTATGCTACATATGTAAAGAAAATAAAGATAAACGAAACTATGCAAGCAGATGTTTATTACAATTCTAAAATCACTGACCTTACTGTTGCTGAAGTAGATGAAATAAGTTCAAAGGTCCAAGGAATGATTACAGCTTGTTTAGTAGAAAATAACAGAATTTCTGATAAAGAAGCTGTTGAAGGAACTTTTGTATCTTTTTACTATGGTAAAAATGCAATTGGCCATTCAAAATTATCAAACTACAAAGAATTTAAATGGTATACCAAATAATTTAGGTTAACTGAACTAGAATATTCTTTAATACTTTTGATAGTATTTTAAATTAGAATATCTGATCAACAATTCTATGTCACTAAAAGCTAATCAGAAAAACAAAATTCAGGGAGAGATTTTATATGAAAGAAATTAAAGTGATTGCAATACCTGATGAAACCAGGCTCTTGATTAATTATGGTTATGAAGATGATAATGAATCCTTAAATTCTTATGCCAAAGAAGGTCAGAGAGTAGCCGTAGTTGCTGATGGCGTAAACATATCTGATCCTGATACTAATGATTCTCTTGGAGAATATACACCTATTAAAGAAAAATTAGAAGTAACTGATGTTTTCGCTAAATTTTCTGTAGTTAGAAATGTTTCACGTAAAGAAAGCTCATTTCTTGCATCTGTATCTCCTATGTTAAGATCTACTACTAAGAAAACATTTGATCCAATTTTTGTAAATACTGAACAAATTTTAAATATTAACGGAAGTACTGATATGATTTCTGTAGGTGATAAAGTTATCTTTTTGCAGAAATAATACTTGAAATATAGCAGTATTATGCTAGAATGAAGGTATGAAATGGGTTCCCGCGTAGGAGCCTGCGAAAGAAAGCCTTTCGTTCTAACATATATTGTTAGACGGGAGGCTTTCTTTGCATTATGAACAATAACAAATCAATAAAACATCCCTACTTGTCTCTAAACGAACAGCTAAAACACTTAGAAGTAGATAAGGGGTTAATAATTACAGACAAAACTTTTGCCCGAATAGCTATCCAAACTTTTTCTTATTATTCACTCATTAACGGTTACAAAGATTTATTTATAGATACTAACAACTCGGAAGGCGAAAGGTTTATACCTGGAACAACTTTTGAAATGTTATATCAGTCTCATTGGATGGATTTAACTTTAAACAACATAATCTTAAAATACTCCCTAATTGTTGAAAAGAAATTAAAAAGTATTTTAGGAAATCATGTTGCTCGTTGTCACTCCATTTATGAAAGTAGATATCTAGATAAAAAAAGTTATTCATCAAGTACTAGCTTACGCCCAAAATTTTATAAACTAACACAGGATATAGAGTCTGTAGCCGATGATTCATCTGTCAAACATTATAAAGAATCAGAGGGAAATGTTCCTCCTTGGATATATGCCAAAGCTTTGTCATTTGGTGCAACAATTAACTGGTACAATTTACTCCGAAAACCTCATAAAATTATGGTTATTTCTGATTTTTTAAGCCTTATTAATATTAAGCTAAATGATGACGAAAAACTTGATTTTTTCAAAAGAAGTTTAAAACAAATACATCAGTTTAGAAACTCGTCTGCACATGGCAATCGACTATTTATGTTTAAGCTTAAACAGGAACATAAACACATTATAAAACATTTAGAAAAACTAAAATTTAAAGAATATTTTTTAGACGAAAACAATTTAGTTGTTGGGAATGATAATCTATTTTCAGTTTTATTTAGTATATTACTTTTAATAAATGACTCTTATGTTTTAAGTAACTTTTTAACTGAATTATATGGATATCTTTTAGAATATTCACAAATTGGATACAATTTTGTAGGGAAAAATGTCTATGATTTATTAGGTATAGACGAAAATTTCTTTTTTAAATTAGCCAGATTTTATGATAAAAAATTTAATGTAGATCTATCAAACAGTTTTGATATGGAAGCTATTAAAATAGCCTATTAATCCCCGTCGAAATCGACGGGTTTAACTAGAAACTAAAAAGAACATACATTCTAAGGAGATGATTAATATGTATTTTCAAAAAAGAAATGACGTCTATAGATATTATGAACGTTATATAGATCCATATACACAAAAAAGAAAAACTGTAAGTATTACTTTATCTAGTAATTCAAAACAAGCACAAAATAAAGCTATGAGATTACTTAACGAAAAAATAAGGAACAAAACGGCTCTAGCTAACGATAATATTATTGAAGGTAAAACATTAGCTAATCTGTTTGATGAATGGTTTCTAATATATAAACAACAAGTTAGAAGGACTACTTATTTGGCAACAGTTGCAAATATCCAAACTCTATTAGGTGTCATCAATAAAGATACTTTATTATCTCAGCTTGATTCATCAATTTTAAGTCGTTCATTTGATGATCTGCTATTCAAACATGATTTATCAGCTAAATACGTTTCCATCATAAAAAGTAAGCTAAATCTGGCCATTAAATTTGCCATAAAGCAAAATTATTTAAAAGATAATCCATTGGATAAAGTTGAACTTTCACCTAAAAAATCTAATCATGGTACTAAAATAAAGGATAAATTTTTGGAAAAGGATGAGTTGACTAAACTCTTTGATTATATTCAAAAAAAGCACCCTAATTACACTCCAATTTTTCAATGGCTATATTTAACTGGTATGCGTGCTGGTGAGGCTCTAGCGTTAGATATGGATGATATTGAATACATTAACAATCAATATGTAGTACATGTAACTGGAACATTGGAATATAAAAAAGTTAGTGTTACTGAACAGCACAAAACAGATACAACTAAAACTGCCGCTGGGATTAGAGATATAGACTTATCATCACAAGCAGTTGAAATTTACCAAAAACAATTAGATAAATACGAATCTGGTTTTTTATTTCAAACTGCTAACGGAACCCCTTATCAAATATCTTCTTTGAATACAATTTTAAGAAATGCTAAAGATAAACTAGGCATTGACAAAAGATTATCCACTCATACATTTAGACACACTCATGTTTCAATGCTAGCTGCTTTAGGAGTGCCGTTCTATGTTATTCAAGATAGAGTTGGTCATGAAAATTCTAAGATGTTAGAACAAATTTATTTGCATGTTACCAAAGAGGCTAAGTTAAATTTAAACTCCCAATTAGAGAAACTTTGA